CTTGTGCTTTTTGATTTGCAACAATTGCAGCATTATATTCATCTTGACTTATCTTACCTGCTTTCAAAGCTGCATCCAATGATGTTTTTTGGTCGGTTAATAACTTCTTTTCATCAGCATAATATTGAACTGACTTTTGATAATCCTCACCGTATTTTTCTTGTAATGCAACTTCCTCTTTTTTATATCCTTCCTGTAATGTTTTTAAATTATCAGATTGGAATTTTTTTATAGCATCATTATATTCTTTGGCATATTTTTCCCTTATGACTTTTTTCTCTTCCTCGCTTAAACCTTCTTGGTCTAATTCATATTTCATTCTTGCATCCAAATCAGATTTCAATTTATCTTGATTTTCTTTTTGAGATAAATCTAATTCAGTATCTAATTTGATAGTAGCTTCCAATCTTTTCTTTGCTTTATCATCCAAAGCTTTTTGGTCAGCTTTTAATGCATCATCAATTTCCTTTTTTTGTTTTTCTGCTCTTGCTTGTCTTTCCGCAGCTGTTAATTTCTTATCTTTATCTTCAATTGCGTTTTTCTTAGCATATAAATCTTCCAATATTTTTCTTGATGTGTCAGCTTTGTTTTTTTCAATTTCAATTGACGCTTCAACATCTTTAACTTGTTCTTCTCTTTGTTTCTTTGCAGCTTCAGCGGCTGTTTTTGCTGCTTCTTTGTCTTTTGCTTGTTGTTCCTTTTCTTTCGCTTTAATCTGCGCATTGGTTTTCTTTTCAATCAATGCCAAACTTCTGTCAGCTTCACTTACAGCACCAACTGAATTAGCAATTCCATTAATAATTTCAGCATTTAATTCTTTTGCGTGAGCATTTGCTGTAGCAAAAGCTTTTAATTCCTCAGCACTTCCTTTTTTAAGTGCTTCAATTTGTGCATCTGTCTGTTTAAGTTTTATTGCAGCTTGAACTGCAGCATCTCTTGCGGCTTCTAAATCTCTTTTCTTTTTTTCTTCTGTAATTTCTCTTTCTTTTGATGCAGCATCTTTTAATGCTTGAATCCTATCTTTGATTGGTAAGTTTGCATCATTTGCTCTTTCTCTTGCTTCAGCCAATTCAGCATTTGCTTTAGCTTGTTCTGCCGCAAATAAGCCAGATGTTCTTGCTAACTCTTCTTGACTCTTTTTTGTTTCAGCTAAAGCATCACCTGCTTTGGATGCTCCACCAGTTAATGAACTAAAAAAGTTACCAACTTTTGCTGCACCGTCTGCTAATAATTCCAATCCTTCAGCTAATGGTTTAACAACTAATGTTGCAATATCACCAAATATTTGACTGAACTGCGCACCAATTTCCTCAAGAGGTTCCATAACCCCTTGCATTTCTTTAAACTTCTCAATAATTGGAGCAATAACTGCTGCAAGTAATGTAAAAGCTGCGATTAATGGGTTTTCAGCCAATAAATCAAATGCACCCTTAACACCTTTTACGGATTCACCTACTACACCCATTACACCAGGTAACTCAGCAAACTTATCACCAAATGATTTGGTTGTATCTTGAGCTTTTTTAAATCCTGCTTCTAAACTTTCAATATCTGCTGATACTTTTTTAAATTCTTGCGAACCAATTGGTACTTCAGACAATTTTTGTTTAAGTTGAGATGTCAAAACACCCAATTCATTCATACTTAATTTAGCAGCATCTAATTCTTGACCATTAAATTTGACCTGTATCGCTATTTCTTTTGCCATTTTCTATTTTTTTAACATTGTTGCGGAGCCACTGTTATATTTCCGTTAGTTGATTTAAATGTTGTTGTTGAACAACCACCCAAATTATAAACAAAGTAGAATGTTCCACTTATTGCCGTTCCATCACTATTTCTAATCACCGATATTGTTGTAAATCCATCTGATAAACAACCACCGTAACTTGTAAATTTATTATAGTCCGTAGGATTCAAATAAATTGTTGGTGTGTTTCCAATACTTGTACAAGAACCTGGTGCACTAATTTTAAATCCTGTTCCAATTGATACAAATCCTGCATTTGATGGTGTGGGAGTTGGCGTAGCCGTATTTGTTGGAGTTGGAGTTGGCGTTAATCCTTTTGTTGGGCTTGGGGTTGGAGTAGCAGTTGGAGTAATTGAGGTAATTGCTTGACCAATTGAAATTGGAATTACTTCTCTATGTCCAATAAATCTGATTTCAAAATAAAACTGTCCATTTGGAAATGAACTTAATCCAAATTGTGATGGATATACGTTTACTACAAAATGTCCTGTTTTTGTTGTATCAGATAAATTAATATCTGTTACAAAACCAATTGTGTTCCAAGGTTTATAGAAAGTTAACGACGGTTCCATCATATGCACCGAAAATAAGGCCATAGTTCCATCTTCTCTGATAAAAGGCTCAGCACCATTCAATCCCCAAGTATAATCAAAAGAAACGTTTATAACGCTTCCTGAGAATATTGATACAAAATTGGTTACACTACCAGTAATTGTGTTTTCATTAACGCTATGCACAATTTCAATATCATATTCCGCCAAATCATTATTTGGGTAAACGAAGCTTTGATTATCAATTTGTTTTATATATTGTTTCGCCATATAATTAAATATAATTTTTTTGTTTTATTGACAGGTGTTCCAATTATTTGAATCTTGTGTCCAAGTTATTGTTGTTCCAATCCAATCACAAGCTGTGCTTATTGGATAATACATTGAAATACCTAATATATATTCAAAATTGTAATCGCTCGGTAAAGTTGGAACGGTAAATGTAACATAAGTTGTTGAACCGCTTATGGAATCCACAATTGTTTCTTTAATACCTCTATCACCATTTTCATCATAATTGGTATAATCTTTTCTAATTACATCAATAGTATTTTGTATTGAATCTGTGTTTAAGGTTATATTTACAGTGTCCCCTTGATATAAATAAGTTGAATATAATCCGTTTATATTTGAATAAGTTAAATTTCGTTGAACGCTATTAACAAATATTGAAACGCTTCCATATTGATGATTAATTTGATTTAAATCTAACAATAAAGAACCAATCATTGGTGTTGTAACAGGAATTGGAGTGGCTGTTGGAGTTGGAGTTGGTGTTGGAGTAATTGTACTACCTGTTGCGGTTGTCAAAGTAATATTTGCTGAAGCACAATATCCACTCATTGTCAAATAATCTTGGGCAACATTCAATAATACATTTTTGTTTTCATAACCATTCGGGGTATAAGCCCAAATTGTCTGATTATTTTGATATAATTTAGGTAAACCTCTATCCGTTTGGCTAATAAATGAACTATCATATGGGTCATCTGTATGTGTCAAAGATGTAATATATGTATCATCATAATATTGTGCTTGAGTTATTTCACTCATTGTATATGGTATCCTTTGTGTACCACCATTAACAGGAAAAGTTGATGTAATTGTTTTTGTATTATACCCAATTGCGCCCACAAAATAATCAAACATAAGCGACCAATAAAAAAGTGAATTGTTAAAGGATAAAAATTGCGAACCATCATTTTGGAAAGTTGTTTTAAACTTATAATAATAGTTCGTTTGGCAATAGTTATACACAAAAAATCTTTCGGGATATTGATTTGGATTGTTGTTTGCTTGAATTAATTCAACTTTTGTTAATTCTTTGTTTGTTAAATTATATCCATCTAATTTATTCCAAGTAAAATATTGGTTTCCAACTTTAATTAAATCTTTTGGCGTTAAATTTTTAACATCAGATAATTTCAAATAAAAATTTCCCGATAAAAATCTTGTATTTTTGTTATATATATTGTTTAATCTATTTGCATAAAATAAATTATATGCATTATTAATTGTATATGCATTAAATGAAGGTAATCCTAATCCAAAATCTGCTGGAGTTTCTGAATTAAATAAAATTGAAATACTATCATTGTTAATTTTATTTGAATCAACGTTTCCAATAGGAATTGTATGTGATATAATTGGAGCATTTTGAAATTCAGTTGCAAATTCACCGTTTAAAGGGTTTGTACCATCAGATTGATTTAATCTAAAATAAATTGTATTGATATTGTTTGTAGTATCATAAATTTTACCTACTTGATTTATAAAAGGTGTACCGTTTCCACCATAATAAAATAATTTTGGTTTTGTTTTCGCACCTTTATAAAAATAATTTACATTTTCTGAATTACCATTTTGTTGGGATTCAGTTGCCGCGGCATAATTGATACCCAATGGGATTCCAATTTGTCCCTCACTATCCCAATTTCGTATAATTTCAGGTGAAAATATTGTTTCAATTTTCTTTTCTTGTGATTTAAAATCAGTTGGATTATAAACTAAGTTCCTACCATATATACGGTTGTTTCTATCCTTAAATTGTTTGTTTCCATCATCGCCATCTTCCAAATCAGATATATATAATTGAGATTCCGTATAATTAATAGCGGGTTCAACTGAATAACCTTTATCAAATGATAACTTTTCGGTCCAATCATATATATTACCCGAACCAATATAATAATCATATGGTTCAATAATAATTTGTTTAGGAACATTTGGGTCGGGAACAAAAACTAAATTAAATTTTTTAGCAATTGATGATAATATATCAATTTGTTTTATTTCTGTTCCTATAATCTGATTAAAATTAACATAACCATACTCAAATATTGGGACTGATGTATTAATTGCGGTCGGACTATATTTTAAAGTTGATGAAGGTAATAATGTTACAGGTGTACTATTAATACCATCCCAATATCTTGCTATTGTATTACCATCTTTTTGTTGTAAATTAACAGTTGTACCTGAAGTATAAGCATCAATTTTATAAGTTTGGTCATAATGAGTAGTTAATTCAAATCCTAAATCATTTTTATAATCTCTTCTTATATGTATATCCACATATAAATCAGTAATACAATAAGATGGGATTCCATTTTTATCAACAATTATAAATTTAAAATTTTGATATGCATCACCTGTATAAATTTCGTTACCGTTGCTATCAGTATTAAAAGGAATAAAAATTAAATAAGAAGCTGATTGTGTTAAACTTTTAATTTGAGATAAATTAAATGAAAGTTTTGTAGTGCTTGCACTATAAAAACCATAAGTATAAAGTAGCTTAAACCAAGGCGTATTAAAAAATTCTGATTTAATTGTGAATCCATAAGTTTTAAAAATTAATTGAATTAGTCCCCAGATATTCAATGCAGGTTTTAACTGATTGTCAATCAATGCATTAATTGGTGAGTTAATTCTTCCTTCCTTACCACCAGCATTTTGGAAAGCCGTATAATCAGCAAATGTTCCACCAGTTGTTGGTGTATATAATCTTGTTACATTTTGCAAATTGGTTAAACCTGTCCAGTTAACCAATTCACCTGAATATTCATAACCATTATGAACAACAGGATAAAACCATAAGTTTGGAACTGGTTTACCATTCAATAGTTGATTATCAGACCAAGCTGCACCAACATTGTACATTGTAAAATAGTGATTGAAATGAAAATCAATATCATCAAAATCCAAATCTTTTAATAGATTGTTTCCAATATTACCAAATAAATTTGCGACATCAGAAAATAATGTTACATCATATTCAATTTCGGATTCCAATACTGAAACCTTATTTAGTTTCATATAACCCCTAAAATATGGTTCATCATCAATTAAAACATCAATTGGTACCCTATGTGTTGGGTCAAAAAATAATGTTGTTTGGTCGGTATTAAAAAAATTCTCAAAGAATTTATTGTTTGTTTTTGTGCCAGGCAAAGTTAACCCCAAAGAATAATCAGAGTTTCTTGAACCTATATCTTGTATCTCAGCAAATGATTTTGTAATCTTAATTGGAATATCAGCTGTTGTATCCAAATATTGGTATTGTTTGAAGGTATCATTAACAACATAATTAGCAACAAAATAAGGAGTTGTTCCTGTTAAAGGTAAGTAGCTACCTGGTATAAAATAAACTTTAAAATCAACTCCCACAGCGTCAGAAACGCTTTCTAAAAATCCTGTAAACTGAATTGATGTTCCGCTTTGGATATAAATTGAATTATTTATATCACTTACTGCATATTCTATGAAACCAGCTTGTCCATTTTTTTTGTTTGGATAAAATGGTTGCATTTCAAAGTAATAAGTTTGATAAAAATCTATGCTTGTTCCTGTATAAGTAGGTAAAGTAAATTCATAATATAATTCACCACTGGTTCCCAAATTATTAAAAGTAATTTGAAATGATTGGAATCCTGAACCTGTTATATCTTTAATATTTCCAACATATGGATTATACGCAGAACCATCACCAGTAATAGTAATATCTCCATCGCTTCCATTTGGATAAGCAATATCATATGTTAAATTAGTTATACCCGAGCCAGTAGTGCTTGCGTTTGCATAATTGGCATTATTAACTAAAGCCCTTAAAACCGTTTGTTGTGTACTCATATGTTAAAACCCTTTATTAATGAAGAAGTTATTAGCAACAGAAAGATTTATTCTATAATTGTTTAATTTAGCGTGTTTCTTTCTGAAGGTTTCCACATCAGTTGAAGTTATTGTCACTGGTTGTAAATCTTTATATATTTTATCTTGTCTATCTATTTTAGAAATATAATCTTCTTTCATTATATAAACTTGAGGCGAATAAAATAATTGTTCAATCCAATTTGAATAAGCAACCGATATGTAATCAGTTTGAATTGTAATATCTCTTGTTACATTTGTATCAAAAGTTTTAACTGTTCTTGCTATATCTCGGTCAGGACTTGTTAAGTTGGTTGCGTAGTATCTGCTATTATAAGTTGTTGATTTTATTTTCTTAGTATCTTTTCTATATGTTGTGAATGTGAAGTAATCAAATCCACCGCGAGGATTTAACCAAGCAACTCTCGTATTTTCTGGCCTACAGTTTGTATATAAGTAGAAATAAAACGCTTCAGATACGGGGCCGATTGGACCAGCACTGGCTCTGCCATTATTGTTGGTAGGTAATCCATAAAATAATTGAACACGATAATAAGAAACATTTGTAAAATCAATTGATGCAAATAAATTATTAATATCAGTTGGCCCAACAGGTAACGCAAAAACTTTTAAGGTATCGGTGTACCCAGTTGGGGACTGATATGTTGTACCACTAAAGTTTAATTCTTGATGGAATTGAGTTATAGGGTTATTGTTAATGTCGTAAAATTCAAATAATGCATAATCAGCTTCAATCAATTGTCTATCTCCTGTTTGTCCGTTTAAATAATATAATACGTAATTCTCATTTGATTGTATATACTGAATCCTCGGCGCATCAGTTAAGAAGCGACTGGTTTCACTTTGTTCAGGAACGGTTGGATAATCCATTAAGAATTGAGACATTGGACTGTAACGTCTATATATATCCACAGTATTGATTGTAATACCTGTACTCACAGTTGAAGATAATTCTTGGTCAAAGTTTGGTAAAATTAAATGTTCATCAAGTTGAAAAACACCGCCAACATAATCAAAATAATTACCAGTATTTGTAAAATCAGATGCTGTAAATCCTGTTGAATTAATTGATGATGGTATATCAGTATAATGGTTTAAATCATTTGTAGGTGAAACGGTATATTCCGTAACTGGTGAATTGTTTAACAAATAACGATAGCCATATTTAAAATTGGCTTTAATATTATTAGGAAATGAATTGTTCCAGTTTATATCTTTTGTGCTTGAGTACCAATCATTCAACCAATAATAATTATAATGTTGAGTTGATACAAAATTTTGAAGATAATTGTATGGTCTTACATTGAATCTATATGTTGTTGTTGTACCAGTGGTAATTGAATAAGGAACAACTGACATTCTGCTTTCCAATTTATCTTCCACATATATATCCACATCCAATTCCATTGAACTGAAATATGTGTCACCAGTTAAAACTACTTCATAGGTTCCACCACGTTGATAAATCATATCAACGGCTCTTCTTAATTGAGTGTTACTATTAACACCATTGTTATATAATTGTTGATAACCAAAATTACTCATATTCCTTCAATTGTGTTTACTAAATCATCAAACGTTGCTCCTTCAAGCAATTCTTGTATTTCAGGACTTTCTGCTATTTCTTCAAAAACTCCATCCAAGAAATTTGATGGTCTTATTCCAAACTTTTTTATGTTTGTTTGTATTGCAAAAGCAAAACTTCTTTGAGTGATAAATCTACCATTCTTTTGATTTCTACCTTGCAATTTTCTATCCTTAATCCATTGTACGATACTATCAATTGGAACCCCTTTTTTACCAGGTAATCTTCCTGATTGTACCCATTGGAAATAATCTTCCATTAAAACTGTAATGGTTGAATTTCCTTTATTATCCGAACTTGTTTGAACTTCAACAGAATCACGCAAAGTGCCAGAAGCAACTTTATCTCCAATGCCAGCATTTTTTCCAACACCGAAAGGATATTTTTTTGTTTCCAGCGCTTTCGTAATCATCGCCTCCATAATTGGGGCTATCTTTTCTAAGTTCATTATAATAATTTAATTGTTACATATGTACCATTTCCACCATTTATTGTTTGACCACCAGTTGCAGATGTATAAGCTGAAACATTGATATAATCCATATTTCCATCTAAATAAACAATTGTTGATGTTGTTTGTGTTTGGTTATCTAAAGATGTAATAGGATTTTGTGTAATTGTTAAACCGCTATCATTCTTTCTAATTTGAATATTTTGTTGCAAAGTAGTTGTTGAGTCTGGTGCCCAATTCACATATGCTGTTACTTCATAGTATCCTGCAACATTTGGTTCAAATTGATGTGAACCACTATTCCACCAATCGTTTGTATCTATTTCTGCAGTATATTCAACAATAGTATCAACGCCATTTGGAATTGATTGTGTTCCTGGTAATTGTGCCATCACAAAACCATTTGAAGTTGCTGATGTTCCTGATATAACTGTGTTACGATAAATTGTTAATGTTGAACCTGAATTTGGAATTTGGAAAACAACATTGTCATTTGTTCCGTTAACTACGTTACTACCAGTACCTGGTCCAAAAAAGTTTGCACTCACTGAACCATCTTGAGTATTAAAAGTACTAAATGCTGTACCTAAAACATTTCCTGTATCTGTATCTTGCAAAAAGTCTTGAACAAATCCACCTGCATAAAATGACATTAATGAACTTGAAACATATTGTGTAATTCCACCAAAATATGTTCCTGTATAATTTCCATTGGTATCTATACCCATAGCAATTGCAGGATAACCATTACCAGGTATTGTCAATGCACCTGCCGAACCAGTTAAAAATACACCACCTAATGGTGCTAAAACCATACTTCCATTATTATCTTGGAATATTTCTGTACTTCCATAAGTAGTTCCATCAACAGCAAAAGGAAATGAAATTGCATTTGCTGAACCCGTAGGTCCATTCATATATATTGATCCTGTACTAATATTAAGGGAACCTGAAATATTTGTTGTCTGATTCAAATTAATTGTACCAGTTGTATTAAGTAATAAATTTGTTCCATCAGAACCAACTCTATTAGTTGTACTGTCGTATTGACCAAATTGAATATAACCTTGATTAGCATCTTCTTGACCTTTAACTTGAATTGTATTTGATATGTTAATATCCCCAATCCAACCATCATCACCAACTTTAAAGTTTGTACCATTACCATTGTTAGTTGATGATACAGTATCAAATGTTACCGCATCAGTTGTGTTTAATGATTGATTATAACTTTCGCCACTTGTTCCACTACTTCCTGAAGAACCACCTGTAAAAGGTGAACCATTGAATAATAAAGCAGAACCTGATAAATTAATACCACCTGTTCCACCATCAATATTAACAGTATTACCACTTACTAAAATTGAACCTTCTGATTTTATATTCGTATAATAATTTGAATATAAATTTTGTGAACCTTCTGCATTTAAATCAATATTATTGTGTGTGTTAACCTCAACAAAACTATTTGAACCACTAACTGAGAAACCACCATTATTAATTACGTGTGTTGTATGATATAAACTTAAAGTAGAACTTGGATTAGCAGGGTCTTGTGTTGTATCATAATGTACAAATGCACCACTTGGATGATTTAAGTCATTTAAATAATGTCCACCGCCATTTGCTAAATTGAATTGAAAACTACCAGCGGAACCAGTATCGCCGCCGTAGATTTGGTTATTAAATTGTAAAGAACCATTTGTTTCAATTGCGTGTGTTTGGCCAGAATATATATGAGTTGTAGAACCACTAACACCATTTCCTAAATAAGTTATCTGCGCACCACCATAGAACGAACCTGTATCATTTGATGCTACAAATAAGTTGTTATTCAAAGTGATATTATTGTTTTGGTCAGGTGCAAACAATTGTAAGTTGTTGCTGCTTGGGTCCAATCCCATTACACGATTCTCATTCATATATATTGAACCACTTCCAACATATAAGTGCTTCCAGTTAAATCCTGGCGCTCCTAATTGATATTTTAAATCGCCACCTGGTATAATGGAACCCGATAAGTTAATTGAACCAGATAATGAACCACTTGTACAAACAATGTTGATAGGATTTGTTGATAATAATCTTAATCCTGCAGCACTGCTTATTTGTAAATCACCATAAGCTGGTATATTATATATAGAAGCCATATTAACACCTTGTGCAAATGTAGCTCCGTTTGTTACGTTTAATGCTCCTGTAATTGTCAAACCATTCGTGATTCTAACTGAACCAGTCACTCCTAATGAGCCAGTAATTTGTGCACTACCTGTATAAGGAAATGCATTACCGCCTGTTGCTGATGTTCCACTTGTTCCTGAACTTCCACTTGCACCAGTTGCTCCTGTTGCTCCTGTTGTGCCGCTTGTTCCTGAGCTACCATTTTGTCCACTTGTTCCTGATGAACCGTTGCTTCCTGCTTGACCATTTGTTCCGCTTGTACCGCTTGAACCTTGTCCCGTTGTAACTGAAGCCCAACCCGAACTTACACCACCACTAATTACAACTTGATTTGGACTTGTAGTTTGTATTGAACCTGGATTTAAAACAAAACCATTGTCATCATATACTGCAACAACAGGATATGGTGTTCCTAAGTTATGATTCACTGTCCAAGTATCACCATTATAATGTTGATAAAAGGAAGCACCATTTGCTCCATTGGAACCCGAACTACCGCTAGTACCAGAACTTCCGTTTGAACCAGATTGTCCACTTGTCCCGCTGCTTCCTGCAGTTCCACTTGTCCCTGAACTACCAGAACCAATTGGTGAGCCATTCAAGGTTAATGAACCAGTTATATTAACCGCTGTTTGCGATAATTGTAATGCTGTATTAACTCCATATCCATCTTGGATTGTTTGAAGTGTTGTTAATGAACCGCTGTTTTGTCCTTCAAAGTTTAATAAACTTACGAATGATTGACTTATCGGTTGATTTGTTAAATTAGACATATATATGTTATATTTTTTTTATATTATTCTTTTGACCAAACAATTCCATCCACATCCCAATTTGGTAATGAATGAATCCAGTTATGTGAAGTATTATCTTGAAAATCCACAATAGGTAAATCACAACGATTATAGTCGTGTGGAATATCTAATGTTATGTTTGTTGTGAAGCCTGCTAAAACTGTCTCATATTTTTCAAGAAAGGGACTTGTCACACTATCAAATATCGGATTTTCTATTTCAGAAAAATCGCCATAAGATTGTGTATAGGACCAAAATAAAGCTGTGAAAATATCTTTTGATACTTCTAACATATCAGATAATACATCGGCTTGATTTGAGTAGTCTGATGCCAATTTATCCATACAAACAACTGAGAATTTATATGTAATATGATTTTCAGCTAACGTAACATCATTTGGGATAACGAACACTCTCGGATATTGAGGCTCGGTCTTTGACTGAATGTCCATTGTTATTTGTGTAACATCCCCGAAACCAAACGAACGAACCTGTTTATGGTTAAAAGCTATTTGACTGAAGTATGTTAATAGTTGTTTATAATTGGTCATAATATTAAATATAAATTATTTGATTTTATTTACTGGCTCTGCGCTTGTTTATATCGTTTGGCCATTTCTTTATCTTTTTCCACCAAGTATTGGAGTTGGTTGAGGACTTCAAGGACTCCTTTTCCAAGGATAATTTCGTGTTTTGTAAGGTCGTCTGCGCATATTCTATTAATAACCGCGAACCATCCGTAGACTTGTTCAAAAGTAGATTCCATATCTGCTTCCTCAATTTCCACGTTATTACCATCTTCGTCCACATTATCTTCATCTTCATCCAAGTCGAAAAGTGCAGGATAGGTTGAGAGTATTGTTTTACGAATCGTGAAAAAAAAAACTGGCCACCAAGCACATACTTTACATCTAATTCTTTATTGAATAGCTGTGCACGTTCTTCAATGGTATCAGAGTTATACTTTTCTATTTGAAAGTTATGTTCTGACTTCTTGCTGATGATTGGTCTATACATCATTGCACATATGATATGCAAGTTTGCAATAATTTCTTCTGGCTTTTTTGTTAGCATTGAATCTAAGTCAACATATTCAGCGAACGTCATATTCTTCCACGATGGAATGAAACCATATTCTACACCATTTAAGGTGAACTTGTCTATAAACGGATATTTGGTATCAGGAAATAGATTTGTTAGATGATTGGTGATGTAGTTAATCTGATGATGGGAGGTTTCCATTACATCCCTTAAGTCTGCACCAGTTATTGTTTGAATTAGCTTTGCTTGATAGTAGTTGTCATCAAGTAAGTCTTTTACTTTATATACTTTAACATAATTCTCAATTGACAAAAAGTCAGGTAGTATATATTCTTGTTCTTCTATTTGGAATGTTATCATCTTTTTCTTCTATTATTATTTTGTTCTTTATATGTCGCCCATTTACAATTAAATGGTTCATATCCTTTATTATTATCTATTCTTTCCAATGTTTTACCCTCGGGTTTTATTCCCATATCTGCAAAAAATTGTTCAAATGAATCAAACCATTCTTTGTCAATCGTTATTCCTCTTCCTCCATAATCTTTATATTGTGGATGTTTAGAATTGGTGCATCTACTTTTCATATTGCACCAAATTGTATATTCATCCGAATAACGCATATTATGTTTTGTATTAACTGTTTTGAAACTTTCTCTTTGTACGCAACCACAAGATTTACTTCGGCCAGTGTTGATATAAGTTAAAAAAACAGATTTAATTGTTCCACATTCACATTTTGCAATTACTTTTCTATTTTTCTTTCCTGTTGATGGGACCACATATGGTTCATCTTCTTTTATTATTGTCCATTTCATATAATCAATATACATTTTTTATTTAAATTGTCCAAATTGGTGCATAGCGTCCTGTTGATTTTTGTGTTCTAATTTCTGGCAGCATCCGCATCATAATCGCATCGCTAATATCGGGTGACTTGCCTAATATGCGTTTCATCTCATCTTTGGATGCTACACCCATTTTGGAATCCTTATCAACGTCTTTTATTGTTATTGCTAATAGTTCTTGTGTTAGGTCATCAACTGTAGATGGGTCCATTGAGTTAAGTGATATTTTACCTTCTTTAAAGTAATCTGCTAATTTAAAATAGCACTGGCTTTTTAAGTTGGTAAAGTTTTGGTCGTGCAGAGCCTTGCTGTTGTTAACAAAGTTTGTTGCTCTAACCAAGTCAGCCAAACCACCCCCGATTCCGTCTGAATCTACAATTACATTATTTGGATGCACACTATGTGCTTTCATTAATGATTGTATCTCTGTAAATAATTGTGTTGTTGAATATTTTCTATAAATTTGAATATCAACCACGCATAATCCTTTCCATACAATAAAAACTGTTCTATCATCACCATATCTTGCTACGTCAGCTGTTATGATAGATTTATCTTGAGGATTCGGAATTTGTCTATAAACTGAACGTGATATGGATTCAAAATCAAATAAACTATTACTTGAATCTAAGTAGTTCCAATCTCCATCCAGCAAACGTTTCTTTTGAGCTAATGGTAATTCACTTAGCATTTGTATATATGACGCGGGTAAAAATGGATTGTCATATGCAAGCGAAGGTATAAAACTTATATTTGTAGCTAATGTTTCTTGAACGTATGGTAAATAAAAATCTTTCTTAATCCAATTGTTTGATGGGTTCATCGTTAACAATATCTTTGGAATTAAGTTATATTCATTTAATTTATATCTGATACGCGACTTTAATACTGCAAATGTTAATGCACTTATCTGTGAGGCTTCATCTACAAAAATTGCTGTGCACTCCATTGAACCCAAAGAATCCTTATTCGCATCGCCAGGTCGGTCCTCCAAATCTTTAAATAGAATTTCGCTTTTGTTGCTGAATGTCAATATGTTAGACTGGCCATTAAATGTATAATGTTCGCCCGATTTTAGTTGCATCATTGATAGAACTTCAAACAATGTGTTTAAAGTTGTGGTCTTTAATGTGGCTAATACGGTTCTTCCTATTAGACATCTGATGCCTGGATATTTCAAACAAAGCGTAACTATCCAAGTACAACCAAGCCAACTCTTGCCACCGCCAGCGGCTCCGCCAAATACAACGACATTTGTCTTATCATCTAATAAAACTTTAAAGCATTGCTTTTGCTTTGGTGTTGGGTTTATATCTACTTGCATAGTCAAAAACGAAATGTTGAGGGTTGGCAGAGCCAAAAAAAATTAGTCTAAATTTATATTTATTGATATTGGTTGGCCATTGGATGTAACATCAACCTTTCTTGTTTCTAATGAATAGACTTTTGCAATATCGGCCAATACCTCACGTTCGGTTCTTTTATTGCCATCCTCTTTGCAGCGCTTTAGAAGGTCATACAGCTGGTTTAAATGGTTTTCCAATATCTCATCAGCATTATTAGCGAAACGCTCTTTTAGACGTATCCTAGCTTCTTTCCAAAGGTTTTCTGCTTGTCTTTCCGTTATTTTAAATTCCTTTGCAGCTTTTGATGCAAATTCGCGATAAGATAAATGTTCATATAACATCATCTCAAAGATTCTGGCCATCCTTTGTTCAAATTCTATTTCATCTGCTTTCTTCCCTGTTTTGTTTGCCATTATTTAATATTTAATTTTTCTTCAATATAATATTTAAACTTTCTTACTTGAGTGTTTGCACAACTACTACAACCGAAGTCAAAATCTTCTTGAAATAAGAAATTATAAACCTTGTTTATAAATTCTTTTTTTTCTGATGTAAATTCTTTGGAACCCAATTCTGAATATGCTAATCTGATTTCAGCTAAGGTTGGAATAAATTCAGTTTCAATTGGGTCTGCGAGTTTTGTTATTGGTGCTTTCTTCTTACAGCTTGAGCACCCTTTCTTTTTCTTTTCTGGTAAAAATGTTTCGCTATTCATATTAATTTGTTTTTATGGGTGTTGGGGTTGGTAATGGTTTTTCTGGTTGAGGTTGATTATTCCCTTTGCAACCACAACCTTTTTTCAATTTATTTTGTTTAATCATAATATTTTCTTTTAATTCTGTTCTAATTTCTTTTATATATGCACCCACCGAACTTAATGGAATCCCTGTTTGTTGGGAAACCCGCTTAAGGGAACCTAATATTAAATATAAATCTAAAAGTGATTTATGAAACCAAGATAACTCGCTATATTCCTCTTCTATTATATCAAATAATAAGTTCTTTGTCAATATTTCTTCTTCATCCTCATCGGGGATGTTAACAATCTCAGGTAGGGTATCAATGTCGGTTAAGGGTAATGATTTTCTAAATCTATAATGAAACCTTGATGTTTGGCTAAACCAATTTAACTTTAATACTGCAACAACATAATATAAAATTTCATTATCCGAATATGATTTTAATTTGATGGGTTTGCTTTCGTATAATTGGATAACACATTCTTGAACCAAATCTTCGTGGTCTTGATGGCCATCCGTCATTTTTCTTGCTATTAGCAAAAGATTAGGGTAGTTTCGTTCAAGCCAGTTTTGGATTAAAGGGTTCATTAATGATTTTTTTGATATCCTGAAGCACAGCAACAACCTCATATGCTTCAATCTTTATGTTTTCCTCAATACTGGTTTCCAATATTTCAGACATTTGGTCATATTTGCTTACATTGAAAGGTAATTTGTGCATTTGCATAAGTATTTCCTCCAAAAGCGATAATGCTATAAAGGCTTTTCTGTCTTCATCTAATTCAAAATAGTTTTTTGGTATTTCTATTGTTCCAAGTTGATGATATTTGTTATTGCTTTCTTTACCCATAATTGTACATTTGATGCATTTGTTTTATATCTTTCTGATATTGCTTTATATGTGTAATTTCCTGATACATATAATTTTACCATATCATTGATGATGTTTTCATTAATTATAACTCTTTCATTATCAACAGTTACATATGCACAAGAATTTTTAGTTTTCTTTGTTTTATTTTTTATACCCACCCAAATGTTGTTTTCATCCTTGACACCAGGTTTATACCAAGTATTGGTCGGTTTGTTATATATCCACCCCAATTTTGGCAAAAATTTGAATATAAAATCCTTTTGTTCATCATCAGCATAAGTTCCAGGAATTACTGGTATCCTTTCGCTGCCACCCCATTCATCTTCTTTGTCCTTTTCATCCTTTTCTTTCCAATATTCTTTTCTGCAAGGTCTGCATATTCCGTCATATCCACCTTTGCGATTATGGTCCTTATAAAAATATTCATATGTTGCTGGAAAGGTTTCTTTGCATTTGAAACATTGCTTCCTTGGAATGGATGGGTCCCATTTCAATTCTGGAGCCTCTGGTTGGATTATCTTTTCTTCTTGAGGTACTTGTTTAATTTGGATGCTGGCTTCTTCTAATAGCTTCTTATTGGCTTTTGCTATTTTCCTTTTGGAGTAAAAACAATTATTACATTCCCTTCTAGTTCTTACTTTCTTTTGAGTTGAATGAAAATAGGTGTAAAATTTTGAATCGGGTAACTCATTATGGCAGACGGAACATGTTCGCATAGTAATAAATATGTTGATTTAAACGAAAATCCCCGCCAAGGGAATTAGGCAGGGACTTTCTTTGCATATTAGAAGTTTAAATCAATATAATTCAATTATACGAAATATATTTGATAAATCAATTATTATGTTTATTTTTTTTTATTTTAAAGTTTTGTAAGCGGAAATGTATCTAGTATCTTTTTCGGATAATTCCATATACGATTTGGTATTTGATACAAATTCATCAGAACTTTTCGCCCATTTTAATTCACTTTCCCAATGCGAATTGAATATGTGAAATAATTTTGTTAAATAATCTTTTACATGTTTTTTATCGTTTAATTGTTCAACTTCATTTGTTTCAAATAATGAAGGTTCAACTAATTTTTCAAATATTTGTTTCGCAATTTTCAAATTTTGTGTTCTAGTATCGTGATACATATTTAAAATTGCTTTATCATTTGTTGATAATTCTTGTTCTGATAATTTTCGCAAATATTCCACATGTGAAACTTTTTCTTTGGAAGTTAATTTTTGATATTTCGCCAACGAAATTTCACCAATGCGAAACACCCATTCATTCATATGAAAAAGATTTTCATCTGTGTCATCAACTTCTTGATATTGTATGTGATTATTAATTTCTGGTAAAGTTATCGTAAAATTGTATTTTTGTTTCAAATATCTGATAATAATTACTTGTTCAAAAACTGAACGTTCGTCTGTTGGTATCAAAAATATTTGTTCCAAATAAGAAATCTTTTGCGAATCATCTAACGTTTCAAATTTTGCTGGCGATATTTCACCTTGTCTAATTTTCCAACCTGTTTTATCAATTGTTAATTTTTTCATATGCGAATAATTTTTTATCAAATTTATATCTAATATTTTGTTTCACCAAGTTTTCATACAAATATTTGTTCACATATGCGAATTTATATGTGAGTATCAACAAGACACAATTCTGGCTACCCTTGTTTTAGACACACCCAATAAGTTTCAGATGACCAGGGTATATTGGATTGTGTATTTCCAATATTGTTCTCCATATCTATCTTTAGACCTATTGACCTTTTTTGTAGCAGGTACGCCTACTTCTATTTGAAGATTACCCCACCTGTTTTACCCTTACTGCCGTACGGAATAATTACTAACGTATCAAACTTATAACCCTCAGGGTGCAAGAACGACTTTTCCTTGTCGCCGAACCTACGTTTAATAAATAAGAAATTTTTTGATAAAATCCAAATGTCAGTAAAAAATAATTTAATATTGTGATGAACGGCAAATATAAATGATGAATGGTAATTAATTCATTTTACCACTTATCCTTATATTTTACCGCTTATCAAATTTTATGGACTTTTTTTTAAATTTGAATATTTATTTAAAATACATATTATGAGTAAAAAAAGATGTAACCAATGTAAATTGGAAAAACCACTTACGGAGTTTAACAAATGTACTTCAATGAAAGATGGTAAACAAGCGAAATGTAAAAAATGTTGCAGAGCCAATAGTAAATTTTTCCGTCAATTGAATCCAGATTATTACTGGGGCGCTAAGGATTCCTATTTTGTAGTAAACGCTAAAGAACGTGAAGCATATGCAAAAGATTATAATAAAGCAAATAAAAGCATAAAAATTTATAGAATAGATATGCCAGATGGTAGCATATATATAGGTGCAACAAAGCGTTTTATGCTTAGTAGATTGAATGGCCATTTGTGTGACCTATCTAGATTTAAAAGAAATAAAATAGCAACTTTACCATTATTACATTCTTATTTAAATCAATTTACAAAAAAACAAGCAACAAAAATTATAAAATCTGCATATGTGATTAGGGAATTTGAAGGGACACGAAGTGATATGTATCAAGCAGAAAAAGAAGAAATATTAAGATTGAGGGAAACTGGTGTAAAAATGTTAAATAAAATTGTTAGATAATTTTTTTATTTCCAATTTTTTATATAAATTTGAAGAAGTTTAAATCAATATTATGCCAGTACAAGTAAAAAAACACACAGAGTATCCGTTAGGATTTGACCGCACACAACTTTTTAAAGAAGAAATTCAACCGCAAATCAATCGCACATCGGCTATGTCCAATGTGATGGAACTTATTAGAATCCACGATTTGAAACCATCAATGAAAGAATATTCGTTATTGGTTCAAAGGTTTGTGCAATACATTGAAACA